TTCAGGCGGGTGGAAGGTGCCCCATTGATTGATTCCAGAGAACTCCCGCCCGGGGAAAAAGGAGGAAATGGTCACCTCCCGCAGCTTGGGTATGCGGGGGATCATGATGGGGCCGATGCCCAGCACGTTGTATTCGCTGTTGTCGTTGTCCCGGGCCACGGGCAGCTTTTCCGGGTTCACCGGCAGGCGGATGACCGTACCGTCCCGCGTGAAAAACAATCCGAAGTTATTGACGGACATACCGGCCTCCTCTTTTCTTATCCGCTTGCGGGCCGCGCCGTGCTGCGCGTGGAGCCGGAGGCGGTCTGCTCGATCAGAATGTCCCGGATGGCATTGGCGAGGCTCTGGCGGTCGGCGGCGGTCCGCCCGGTATTGGCTCCGTTGACCGTGATCACCGGAGTCTGTGCCGTCAGGTTGACGTTGTTCACATACCGCCGCTCCGCCACGTCCACCAGGGATTTGATGTCCTCGTCGCTCATCTTGACCGACTTCTCGATGCTCCCTACGCTCCCGGCGATATCGCCCAACTGGCCGGAGAGCTCGTCGTAGGGCACGCCGGAAAGAGCCGCGCCAACGGCGTCGTTCCCATTTCCGCTGAACAGATTGGCTCCCCAGTTATAGCCCATGTTCCAAGCGTCTCCATAGTTGAACCGGTAATCAATCGTCGGTGCATTCCTGTCCAATGTAATAGCGTTTTCGTTTTTGCCCCACTTGAGGACGGAGTCTTGCAGCGAAGTGAGGCCGGCGGTCCAATTTGTTCCGAAGATGGCGTCAATAATCTTCGTCACAACTTTGCCCAAATCTAGAAACCAGGAGATAATATTTCCGATTAAATTGGCGACTGCCCCGCCGAACGAATCAAACCCGCCGTTCGTAACATTCAGGACCCATTCGATGATTCCAAGAAAAGGCGTCACAAAGATAGACCATACAGCCTGAATGATTCCATTGAGCAATCCGATGACTGTATTTCCAATAATCGCGGCTACTGTGAGCACTGCTCCGGCAATAATTCCAGTGGCCGACACACTGGTCCCGGCGAAGTGATTCACCGCCGCCGTCACTGCGTAAATGGCCCCGATCACCAGCGCAATGATGATAAGCGGCAGCCCCCAGGTGGTCGCCATGACCGCCCTAAGCATCTCCTGTGCGGTTGTCAAGGCCGTAGTCGCCGCCGTGCAAATGTTGGTCCAGTTGGCTGCCAGAAGGAACACGCCAAACGCAGCACCCAGGCCCAGGACAATGGGGCCCACTAGGTCGATATTATTTGCCAACCAGGAGATCGCATCCAGCACCGGGTCAAGGGCCTGAATGGCGACGTTCTGGAACATCGTCCACACCTGCGCCCAGGTCATGGGCATCTGCTCAAACTGGGCGTTGGTCTCCTCCGCCGCCCCAAGCATGGCGTTCTTGACCACCTCCGCAGTGACCTTTCCCTCGCTGGCCAGCTCCCGCATCTCCCCGGTGGTGACGCCCATATACTCCGCGATGGTCTGGGCAATCATGGGGGTCTGCTCCAGCACCGAATTGAGCTCCTCGCCCCGCAGGGTGCCGGAGGCCAGGCCCTGGGTAAGCTGCACCAGCGCGGCCTGGGCAGACGCACCGGAGGCCCCGGAGATCGCCATCTGCTTTTGAATCTGCTCGGCGAAAGCCACCAGCTCGTCCGTTCCTGTAAATGCGTTCCCGGCTACCGTGCCGAGCTGGGAAACAAAGTCCGCCATATCGGCGTAGGCTCCACGGCTGCGCATGGCCGCCTGATAAATCTCCTCCTGGGCTGCGGCCGCCGCCTCGGCGCTGCCGGTCATGAGCCGCAACCGGGCGTTGATGCTGGTGAGCTGGTCGGAGGTGTTTACCAGCCAGCGGACGGACTGCATACCCAAGAAGGTGCCTGCGAGGTTGCGGATCGTACCAAGCAGGGATGTCCCCCGGCTGTTGGTCTGCGTCATCTTCCCCGCAAGTTCTTGCATCTGTACAGCTGTGGCCGCAGCGGCGGTTTCCACATTCATTGTGGAAGCCCGGACATCGTCCAGCATGTTTGCCATCCTCTGCGCTACCTGTAAGCACTGGGTCATGGTGGACGTGAATTTATCCTCCAGAATCAGGGTTTCTCGAATTGCGGCCATGCTCTCACCTCCGATTCGCCCGGTCTTGGGCTTCCTTCTGGTCTCTCATGCTTTTCAGGGCGAACTCGGTCACCAGCCTTTTCTCCCTGGACGGGAGGACGTCATACCGGGACGGGGCCCAGCCGAGGTTCACGAAGCAGTAATATGCCACCAGCATCTCCGTGTCCCAGCCGGCCCCGTCCATCAGTTTTTTACCTCATCCTCCTGCTCCGCAAAGCCGGACAGCTTCGTAATCTCCTTGACCAGCCGGGCATACTCGCCGGACAGCAGCAATTTACCGGGCACCAGCAGCGGGTCCAGGACGCCGCACCCGTCGCACAGCTCCTTGCTGGAAAAGTCGGGTTCCACCGTGGCGGCCACCACCATGCGGCGGGTGAAATCCACACTGTCCAACTGCTCGATTGTCTGTCCGCCCTCCTTCCGGCGGCGGGTGGCCTGCCGGGTGATGGCGTCGTTCTCCTCCTGGGTCAGCGCCCGGATCTTGAAGGGCACGGGCTGGCCACTTTCGTCCTGGAAGCGGTTGGAGATGACAACCTCCTTCTCCTCCGAGGTGGTGACGGGATGCAGAAATGCGGAAAGCTTACTCATGTCGGTTCCTCCTTAATTACCCAGTTGGGCCGGATCGTTGAACGCCTGGAGCCGTGCCACGCGGGTGTAGGCGAAGTTGAAGTCATAGTTCAGCATCGTCTCCTCACTATTCAGAACGGAGAGGGGCACGGTGCCGGTCAGGTGGCATCCGTAATAGGCCATAACCTGGGAGCCCAGTGTCGCCGAAGCGGAATCGGAGTTGGTAATCTGAATATCAAACTCCGGCATGACGCCGGTCTGGATGTACTGGAGCACCATGTCCGTCCACAGGTTGGTGCCGTAATAGATGTTGCCGGTACCCGTCAGCTTGGCCCCGTTGGGCTTGTCCTGGATGGTGCGGGTGCCGATGACCCGCATATCGCTGCTCTGGATTTCCGCATTGGTGGTGATATTCCGCATACCGGCCACCACATAGTTCCGGCCCTCTTTGGTAACCACCACGGAGCCCTCCGCGCCGGTGACGGTGTCTTTTGCCAGCAGATAAGCCATATTCACACCTCCCTCAATTCACGGTGATGGTGACGTAGATCTTCTCCACGCTGTCCACCGGCTGGATCGCCAGGTTGACCACGATGGCGTCAATGGCCTCGCCGGGCTCTACGGTCACGTCCTCGGCCTCAAAGTTCTGAATGCCGTTATTGGCCTGGATGTCCAGCAGATATCCCACGATGGCGCTCTTGAACATCATGCGGCCCTGCTCGTTGTTGTTGACCACGCCGATGTAGCCGTCAGAGAACTGCTGATAGATGTCGTTGGCGACGGTGTTCAGCAGCCGGATCACCCGGTTCTTGTGGTAGGGTTCGGTGATATCGGTGGTATAGGTCACCAGAGAGTTGATATCCTGCTCCACCTTCACCACCCCGTCGTCGGCAAAGAGGACGAACTGGCCGGCAGTCAGGGCGTCGATGTACCCGGAGTTGGTCAGCTTGGGGGACACGTCCACCGCGTTGGGATAGGCGGCGTAGGTCAGGGACTCGTTATACTGGGCCCCAGCCAGGGCCCCGCCGGCCCACCAGGTCACCTGCTGGGGGGTGAGTGCGGTGCCATCACTGAGCACAACGCCGCTCATGATGTTGACCACAAAGCGGTCGTCCGGGTTGGTGAGCCCCGCGGCCACCAGTTGGGTATAAGCCCCCTCCTCCGCCGCCAGGCGCTTCACAAAGGCCACCATCGCGTCCTGCACGGTGGTGTCGGCGCCGTCGTAAATGAGCACGTCGAATTTGTAGGGTTCGATGGCTGCCAGGAAGTCGGTGTAATCGGCGGATGCAGGGGAACCATCTGCTCCGCCGGAGAGTGCCTTTCCCACCGTGGCGGCCAGGGCCCCGGTACCACTCCAGGCCACCCAGTCGTTGGCGGCCAGCTCCTCCACCGTCTTTGCGGTCTGCTGGTCCACAATCTCCCCGCCCACCACCGTGGACACGGCGAAAGCATCCTCCGGGTCAGTCAGCTCAGTAATGACGATGGAGATATCGTTGCCCCGAACCCCGGGATACTTTGCGGTGGCCGTCAGGGGCGAAACCTCTGCGCTTGCCTGCTTCTGCCCGGTGGCCTCCAGGCGGTAGAGCAGCAGCTTATTGGGGGCCGCCGTCCGGTTGGTGCCCTTGAAGATCTCGTTGAGGAACCGGTTCTTGGGATTGGTGATGTCATACCCGGTGTAGGGGGTCATATTGGCCCCGGCCTCGATCTCCTGCACCGTCTCCACCGGGCCCCAGCTCATGGCCTCCGCGATGGCTACCACGCCCCGGTCGCTGACCGTGAGCCCCAGCCCCCGGTCCGAGGTAAACCGGATGTATACGCCGGGCCGAATCTTGTTCTGGTTCGTCCAGGTGCCTCCTGCCATGTCAATCACGCTCCTTGTCTTTGAAGAATGCCTTGACCGCCCTCTCGGCCTCGGCGATGGTGTACTCACTCTTGCGCAGGACTGCCCCGAGGAAGTCCTGCTGATACTTGGCAAAGCGGGGGGCCCTCAAAAGAACCTCGCGCTTGAATTTTTTGGCGCTCAATTTTTGACCTCCTCGTCGTAGTCCATCGTCTGCATCTTGACATACTCCTCCGGGATGCTCACCCGCTCCAGAAGCTCGAAGCGATAGTGCAGGGCGTCCAGATCTACGCGCCATTCCCGTTCATGGGCCCGCAGCAGGATGGTTCCCGCCGTCTCCCCGTCGGAGTAGGGGAAGGTCTCCATCAGCAGATCCAGGGTCTCCCCTGCCCGCTGGTACCTCTGCTGCAAATCCGGGCGGTTGTAGTCCTCCAGATAGGTGAGGTCAAGCCCCATCCTCCGCCGCCAGAACCCGCCCGTCTCCAGGGTCAGGTAGTTGTAGCGGGTCTGGAGAAACATGCAGGGCGGAATACTGCCCTGCTG